TAGGATCTCCCTTCCTAGCTGGGGGACCAGGAACATCATACTCTCCAGTAGTTAGCTCTAACCATTTCCTATCTCTCTTATACCTAGGCACATCCCCCACATCCCCTGCAGCCCCAGCCAGCCTCTCCAGCTCTCTCCCCCTCTTCGCAATATCCGGCAGCTTAGGCTTCACCCTCAGAAACGGCAGCGCCGCTCCTACCATCCCCACTCCACTCGCCAGATCCGTCGCCGCATCCACAATCTCCCCCGGATGCTCAGAGACAAACTTCCCCGGATCCTCCCAGGCAGCCTTAACTCCCCTCTTCACCCCCTCCACAATCGGCCCTCTCGCAGCCGCTCCCAACGCTCTCCCCTGCCTCTGCCGCTCCCCCGGAGCCTGAGTAGCCATATCCAGCACCTGCCCCACCATCCCAGGCACATACGGAAGCCCCTGAAGAGTTTCCTCCCCATACCTCACCACATTCGCCGCGGCTGCCACGGGAGAGAATCCTCCCTCGCTCGTCCTCAACGCCTGCCTCTTAGCAGCCGCAGCTTCAGACTCAGCTCTCCGCTCCTCCGGGCCAGCCCTCTTAGTACTCTCCGCCACACCCCCAGCACCAATAAACACCCCCCTACGCCTAAGCTCCTCCCGCGCAGACTCATCCCCTTCCTGCGCCAGGATGCGGAGGATCTCATCGGATGATCCGGAGAGGCGGAGAGCCTTGGCCATTTCAGGCAACTCCCAGTGCATTCCTCAGGGCAGGGCTTCCCGCTACCGGGCCAGCTCCAGTCGGGCGCTTCCTCATAGCAGGCTGGGCAGGCCGCACAGGAGCGGGCATAGGCTGCACCGCAGGTTGCGCTACAGGTTGTGGAGCCGCCTGAGCCACTGGAGCAGCAGGCCTAGCCACCACCGGAGCCGGCCTCACAGGCTGAGCCGTAGGCACAGGCCGTGCGGGCTGAGCTACAGGCTGAGCAGGCATAGCTTGCCTCACCGAACTCACAGGCGCGGGCCGCGGCATAGGCTGAGCAGCCGCTGGCTGGGCTGCAGGCTGCTGCATAGGCTGCCGCTGCCTCATTTGCTGCATTCTCGCATAACGACTCCCGGCTCCGACGGCCATTATCGCCTCTCCTTTTCAGCTTCCGGCTTCTGCTGCGCATTATACCTCTTCCAACCCTTAGCAGTCATACGCTTCCTACCCTCAGGGGTAAGCATCCGCTCATCGTCCTCCCTACGGGCTACATCCTCTTCCATAGCCCTACGGCCCTCTCCCTCTACCCCCTCATCCAGCGACAGCTGCCGCAGCACCCGGCTCTTAAAGTCAAATGTTCCCTCCCAACCCTTAATCACATCCTCCGAAGAGATTCCCTCTCGATTAGCCACTGTAGCAATGGCCTTCTTCACACTAGGATGGCTCATATTAACACCACCCTGAGAGTTCATAATCTCAGAATTAAGCGCACTCACGCGCTGATCCCGACTGGCCATACGCTCCCGAGCACTCCGCACAGCCTCCCCTGCCACCCAGCGCTCATTATCGGAAGATTCTACCAACTTCTTCATCCCTCCAGAGTCCCGCCTACCTTTACCGCCTCTATCCTCCAATACCTCTTGGGTAGCAGGCGGAGCTTGAACTGCCCTTGTAGTAGGTGCGTTAGACATAGGCGGCGTAGAGGGGCGCCTGGAGGGGTAAGCCTCTTCCCCAGGCATAAATTGGGTAGGAGGCTCCGCCTGACGAGGGGTTGCATCTAGTTGCGGAGCCCCTGCGGCTCTCCCCCTCATAGCCGCCGCTCCCATGTTAGCAAGAGATGGCTGAGGCCGGCCGTTGGAGGGAGCCAGGGCTGCCTGAGTTGCAGGCGGGACAGCAGGCCTACCGGTAGGAGCGGCCGAAGGAGATGGAGGAGGGGCACCTCTTCCACTCAATCCCGCAGAGGCCTGCTGCGCAGGGGGGACACTAGACGCTCCCGCCCCAGCCCTTGCCGCATCCAGCTGAGGCCCCCCACCGGCCATTCTATCTCCGCGCATAGGACCAACGGGAGCCTTAGGAGTACGAGCAGCCGGGGTAGTAGGAGGCGCCACCTGAGTGGGAGCCTGCCTAGCAGGCGCCGGCCTTTGAGATGCCCTCTCCGGCTGAGCCACCTGAGCCTTCGGGAGCATTCTCGCTCCCTTAGCTCCATTAGCAGTCATAAAGACAACTGACCCACCGCTCTTCCACCACTCTCCATCTCCCCCAGGAGCATCCACTCCAGCACGCTTGAGCTCCTCTGTGCTAGCCCTCTGCCAGCCGGCCTGAGCCATATTCCGAGCGATAGTCTGGTAATCCTCTCCCCCTATCGCCTCCCTCTTAGTTGGGACATTATCTACGTCCACCAGCGGCTCAGGCTCTGGCCCCCAGGACCTACCAGTACTTTGCCTCTCCCGCTTGGGCGTGCCGCTAGGGCGACTCCCCACTTGGCGCTTCATACGAGAGGTAAGCTCATTGATCGCCATTATCTCTTCTCCGCGGCGCCCTCAAGGCGCCCTTGCTCCGGGTTGTCCCTATTGAAGGAGTCTCGTTGGAGGGGGCCGATATTCTTATCTACCATCCTCCCATCCTTTACACCCTCCTGAGCAGCCTGCGCGGCAGGATCGGCGAACTCAGTCCCACTCCCCTGGCCTTCCACTCCAGCCTCAGGAGGCATTCCGGGCATTCCAGGCATCCCCTCAGGGGCAGGAGCCTGCGGCTGGGCAGGCGGGAAGATGCTCTCAACCTCCCTCTCATTGAAGCCCCGCACAAGCAACCTCCGGGCGATCTCCTGAAGATTCGGAGGCGCGCCACCAGTCTGCATCATAACGGGAGTAAGCCCGGCGAACAGATTCAGCAGATCCATCCACTGGCTGCGCTCCAGCGACAAAGCGGCGACATGGCTCGTAATATCAATGGTGAAGAGATACTCCCCCTTAGCCATCTCCTCACCAATCCCGAGGAACAACTCAGCATCCCGATCCACAAGGAAGAGCTTCTTCGGTCTGTACTGGCAATCCAACTGCCACATCTTCATAGCCTTGCGGGTCTGGAACTCCGTAAGCAATCCAGACCGTCTCTCTTCACGAGAGGTGTTACGCTTCTCTACAATGCTCGCCTGGGTGGCCGTGTCGGATTGTGGCATGGACATCGGCTGAGGCGTTCCAAGACTACGGTCGAACATCCCCTGCAAGATTGCGAGAAGCTCCCCCTTCTCGGGAGGAACCTGATGGAACGGGAGGGGCACAACCAGATTCGCCCCAGCCTCCGCAAGCCCCGGTACCTCAATCACACTCCCGTCCGGGGCATCTAGCAAGTCCGAGATCGCATCCGTATCCAGGCCCGTACTAGGATCCACCAACCAGAGATTCTTCTGCTTCCTCACAATACTGAGGTAGCTATCCAGAATCTCGTTCACCAGTCCCTGCACCGTGTCTCCCCCACCCATCAACAGAGGGCTCTTACAATACCAGCTACGATAGCCCGGATTATAAACCAGAGTCTCCGCCGGATAGTCATCCAGATTGGTGTAGGGCCACTCATCCTCATTCCTTAGAAACTTATCACATCCCTCCGCTATCACAATCAGCCGATCCTCGAACCGGCCTCTCCCTACCGGAAAGTCCTTGGCCCAGATCTCCCACCCTCTCACTACGTCCAGCCCGTCCTCGTCCAGGCCTTCCAGACGATCCGGAGCCCCCGTCAGACGGAGGGGCTGCAGATCCTTGGTATTCCGATATTCAGGGGTGGCCCTCACCTCATCCACCGGCAGCTCCCACCCGAAGGCTACCCACCTCGCATCGTTCGGGCCCTCCAGCGACAGGACGTCCGTGAGGAACATCTCTGGGAGCCATCTCACCGCGAACGGAGTCTCTCTCCGAACGTTTGTGTTGGAGTCCGGAGCTTTCCTATACAGAAACTGCTTATGGAGCTTGATGTGATCGTCGATTAGGGGCTCAACCTGCCGGATAGCCTCCGTCCCAACTCCCATCATCGCCAGTCCGCCCTGGAGCAGAGAGGTGTGGGCGTCCAGATGGGCCCTATGATCCTGCCCCTCATGGACCAGAGTCTCCTGCCCGATCCCTAGATAGAGATTCTCATCCTCCGGCTCGTCGATCACTAGTCCATCCTCACCCACTCCCACCAACTCCTGCCGCCGGGCCTCCATATCCAAGGTATAGCCAATCTTCGCCACGCCATAGGGCCAGAGGAAAGCATCTAGAGCTACCCGCTCATCCACCCGCTGCTGGTTTAGCTCACGGTAGCGATAGTTGACGATCCTCCCCACTCCCTCAGCGAACGTCAGGCTATTTGGGTCTTCAGGATGGATACGAGCGGATGCCTGAGGATTGTCCGGCACACAACGGAAGAGGGGGTTCCTATCAATCATGTTCGCGAGGCTCTGGTCGATCCATCCAAAGATCAAGCTACACTTCGTTCGGTGCAGGTGAGAGTCGCCTAGCCCTGCATCCTCCGCCTGAGCCTCCCGCTCCCCGCTGGCCTCGTTATAATACTGGCGGACCAATACCTTGGATGCCTCAAAGAGTGGCTTCATCCTCCGGCGGCTGAACTCAATCTGCCCCTGCCACCAGCCGACCTGATCCTCTTCCCGCCGTGGATAGCTCATCTCTCGCCCCCGCTCAATTCTGCCCCACAGCCTCCGGATGGTCCGTAACTACGTTCCAATTTGGAACATAGTTTGGATCATCCAGAACAGACACTCCCCCTCCGGGTACGACCATAGACCTCGGCCTGAATCTCAAGCCAGTCCTCACTCTCCGGTTCATCTCCACCGCCTGCCCGAAGGTCCATATCGCCGGTTTCAACTCTTCCGAGGTTCCCGATATGGATTCCTTCCCCGCTCGGCCTGCCCGCCTCAACGTGGAGAGCTTGATTGCCAGGAGCGCGAGGGCATCCACCTGATCATCATGCCGACCGTTAGGGAAGCGCATTAGTTCGTACTCCATCTCCCCAACCCAGCCGGCTCTCAACGGAGCATGAATGTAGCCAAGCTGCATCGCCCCAGCCAGAGCTCCCGCCCGATCCTCGCTGTCCTTACCTCCCCGGCCTATAATCGACACGTCCTCCACCACCACCCATAACGACTCATCCTGCCGCTTCTTGTTCAGAAGGGGACCGTAGGCCTTCGCCATAGCGGTCTTTTCCAGCAGGATCTTAGAGACTCCCCACTTCTTCACCAGCTCAACACTCTTCTCCACCCCTTCCAGCATGGAGCACTGCTTCCTCCACCAGTCCACCAGCCAGACGTGGCCTTCCGAGCATACTCCCGCTACCCCCAGCACCGTATAGTCCCCACTCCCCTGGCTCATGGCATAGTCTGTGCAGAGGTAATACGTCAGCTTCTTGGGCAGATCGTCCTGTCCGTATAGCTGCAACCAGCCCTTCCTAAAGCGATCCCCTCCATCCGCCACCGGCTTCTGCTGATGGAGAGCCAT